GCGATGACGAGATCATTTTCACTTCTATCTAGACCCATGGCGAAGGCTTCACCACCCGCTTGGTTCCAAGTCACAAAAGCATCTCCACCATCACTGGCAACTTCGAGGTTTACAATAGCGTCGTTTGTTGCGGAACCCGCTGCACTCTTCATGTAAATACCATTCGTCGTCTCACCAGTTCCACTCACGAGAATGTGGAGAGGTGCTGTAGCCGCATTCGTTCCCACACCCACGTGGGAACCTGCGTATACATTCGTAGAATGAATATTCGAGGCTGCACCAATACCACCTGAAACAACGAGGGCACCTGTAGTGGTTGAAACTGCATCTGTGGTATCTTGTACCCTCGCATCACCCCCAACATCGAGGGAGACGGTGGGAGAAGCCTCGTTGATACCGACCCTCGAGGAGCTCACATCCACAAACAGGTTGGATACGGCACCGACAGTGAGATCATCTGCGAACGTTGAAGTGCTTATGACATTGAGCGTTTCGTTTATCACCAAGTTGTTTTGGATTTCTACATTACCTCTTAAATCGATCAACATTACATGATCTTCATCTTCATAATGAAGAATGTGATCATCTGAAAAGGTATTTTGTGTATAACTAATTGAAAACCTGTGTTCATCTGCGTGATATATGACAGCTATATTAGCGTACTCACCGTCATCTTTATGTTCCATCATGATACCCGTGTCGAGGTTATGTACTTCATTGTTTGCACCGATACCGAAAATTCGATCTTCAATAGTTACATTATTCGACGAGATGATGGATGTGTTACCACTTAAAATAAGGTTACCAAAGAATTCAGCTTCAGCGGCACTCACTACATACTTCCCACCAGGTGTAAAATAAATAGAAGACTTTTGCAAGAACCCATCTGTGCCTACCATGGGTACATGTTTATTTGTAGCATCTACGAGACCCGCCACGGAGATGTTTGAACCCACTTCAAGGTTCGATGTTGTCACTAATCCCGTGGTAGTATTTGTAAATTGAATTGTATTGGAAGTTGTGTTTCCAGTGTCAGTTACTTGTTGAAGTGTTTGAAGTTGAGTAAGGAGATTTGTGGGTAAAATCTTTTTGAGATCGTTGTTTGTGTCGTTGACATACACATAGTTTATATCAGTCTCATCAGCGACGATAGGGGCGTTGGGGATGTCGTTGGAACGACCCACACCAGTCACAGAGACAATACCAGAGTTTTGATGTCCCTTTACAACCAAACCAATGTTTTGTATGAGATCAGTTGCACCATACGGTTTTACATTCGAGAGCGCACCAGCAGTCGCAGCACTGACATAGACAGTCTCACCCACTTGGAAATCATCTGTGTTTACTCCATCGGCACGACCAAATGTCACGATGAGACCCTCATCATTTAGAGCAAAATCCTGATAAGCTAAACCTAGGGCAGGCATAGTTGCACCAGAATTCGCTTGAGCTTTTCGAATCTCGAACATGTTATTTCCAATTGTACCAGTGGCATACACGGCATCACCCTTGGAAATTGTCTCTTCAGCCTTTGCGTAGAGGAAAGTGTGATTTTGAAGTTGGTTCACCCAGTTGGAGCCATCATACACGAGCATATCTTCGTTTGCGAGTGTCGCTGTATCTATGACAACATTTGCCAATTGATTCAATTTCACTTCGACATTTGCTGTGAGATCTGTGATGAGAGCTGTTGTTGGGTGATTAAGGGTCAGTGTACCATCTGTGGTTGTGTTCGAAGTCACGTACACATTACCCACGACGTGAAGGTTAGCGTTGGGTGTCTTGGTGTTCACACCCACATGACTCGCTTCCGCATCTACATGGAGGGTTTCGGTGTCAACGGTCAAGTTAGATGAGACATAGACATTGCCCACGACGTGAAGGTTCGCATTAGGAGTCTTGGTGTTCACACCCACATGACTCGCTTCGGCATCGACATGAAGGGTCTCGGTATCCACAGTCAAATTAGAACTGACATACACATTTCCGACGACATGAAGATTGGCTGAGGGGTCCACCGTTCCAAGTCCTACGGACTTGTTTACCACATCCACGTGGAGTGTATCCGTATCCACAGTCAAATTAGAGCTGACATACACATTGCCCACAACGTGAAGATTGGCTGAGGGGTTCACAGTCCCGACTCCAATAGAGTCGTTTACCACATCAACGTGAAGTGTCTCTGTATCTACAGTGAGGTTAGAGCTCACGTAAGCGTTACCGACAACATGAAGTTCTGCGGATGGAGTCACGGTCTTGATACCAACTTTATTCTCAGACGAATCTACAAATAGAGTATCGGTATCCACCGTAAGATCACCACTGACACTCGTGTTTCCAGTCACTACCAAAATATTCGAACCAAATTCATCTACATATAAATTTGAACCGACATCGAGGGTGTGCATTGGATTCGTGTTTAAAACACCAACATTGGATTCGGTGTAGAGACGACCATAGACATGTACGTTGATATCTTCGGATGTTAGGGGTACGATAGCATTGCTATAAGCGCTACTTTCGGTGAATGCTAAAATGATTTCATCTGTTTCTTCTTTAAATCCTACAGTGACATTCGAATCTGGGCGACCCATGATGAGTCCTAAATCTAGAACTGTATCCCCAGATGTATTATTTTTACCCAATTCAATAATAGCATCTTCGATGATCAGGTTATTACTCGTGATTGCCGTTATACCACCCTTCACATCGAGGTTTCCATTGATCGAAACACCACCATTGACGACGAGAACATTAGATCCTGTATCGTCGACATAGAGGTTTGATCCAACACTGAATGTATGAAGTGGATTTGTATTAACGATACCAACATTTCCATCGGTCACCAATGAATTGTGTGATACATTGTTAAAATAGACGGTACTCACGTTAATCACATTACCTCGAATTGCTGCACCTTGTAATGTAGTTTCAATAATATCAGTCGCCGCTTCACCAGATTCGGTAACCTCTTTCGTATCCTTATTATACATTAAAAGTACGATGGCGGGATCATCGTAATTTTCTCTCAAACGAACAGGTGAAATATAAATTGTATTCGCTGTATTAGCGTTTAAACTTTCATTACTCGCATTGAAAACGATCGTATTTTCCGCCTGGTCATCTAGAGCATTTTTACCAAAACGCACTTTGGTAGATCTCTCAATAGTCGGTATGTTCTTGACCATTTATTATAACATCGTATTTTAATTTGCGTAGAGAAGTCCCGCCATACCATTCTCTATACGGAGTATATTGTAGTTGACCGCATATATGGGGTCGTTGATAGGCATACTCTCACTCATGATCTTGGCTGAGTCTAAACGACTAAAGTTGAGAGTGCCTGTAGGTTGGAGAGAACTCGTGGAAAGACAGAAACAATAGAGGAAAAAATCTGGGGAAGTCACGAAGTTGGTATGATAGTAGTTCATGACATCTATAAAGTGAGGCTTACCCCACCTATAATTACTCACATCAAGGCCATTGATGTTCAATTTAACCTTATTCGAGGGAGATGTGAGAGCACCATCGGTGGTCGTATCGGACGATGCGAGGTATTTGACTGGATGATTAAATGTGAGATCTTGTACAATTTCACCCGATGCGATATTCTTTTGTACTTGAGTGATGAGAAGATCATGTTTTCGGGAAGCGATGTTTCCACGTTCTTCGTTGTCTAGGTAGTAATAATTTGCGTAGCACTCCACGTTGTAGTTCGAGGCCGCACTTGCCCAATGAATACGAATCTCAACGTTGTGGTAATTGAGAGCTACGAGGGGAAGGGCACATTGGGGTCCCTCACAGAAGAAGAAGCGAAGCGGATAAAAGTATGAACGAGCGCTCACACCTGGATGAGGACCGTTCGAACTCTTAGAAACATTTTGAGCAAAAGTATCGATAGCGATCTTTTCAGTGAAGATGGCATCTTGTGTGTCGACGAGAGAACCACCGATGAGAAGCTCAACCTTATCGATGATCGTATCCCACCTCTGAATATCGAGAGCTTGAGTCTTATCATCGAGAGTAAAATAGACATAACCGAGAAGATCGCCAGATCGTTCGAATTGAACACTGGACATAGAATTGTTTTTCACTGCTCCATGGATGGTTTGTTTTTCGATGGACTGTGAAAAATTAGCATGTCTTTTGAATGTTGAACTAAAGAAAGATATTTCGGGATCACCCACGATATATTCATCCTGGGCACCGATAGCGATCAATTGAACAATACCAGCGGACATGGTATACTACTTTAACGGGAGAAAATTACAAATTTGGTTTTCTACACACGAAACGAAGAACGAGGAAATTATCTTTTGCGGGAATCGATGGAAGAATTCCATTACCATCTTGATCTCGAATTGTCACAGTTAGACGATCGATGCGACGAATGGGGTCGATGTATTGGGTCACGATTGGATAGTTATCCTTAAAATTTATAACTGCATCTCCATCGGTGATGAGACTCGCAAAAGAACCACGAATCATACTCTTAGATGCTTGTCCTTCATATTCATTCGACGCCCTATCGTTGAAAATGGTGTCCAACTCTTTGATGGAAACGTAATAATGTTCGGTGGATACATTAGAATTAATACGAGCCGCAATGAGACGAGCTTGTACGACATTTTTTATGGGCTGCTGAAGAAAGCATGTGAAAGTGTTGGCACTACTTTGATCGATGGTATCAATTGTTAGAGTGTGATACTCATAGTTGAGATCTGGAATAGTCTCAGTTGGGGAAGTGATGAGAGCCATTTATAGTTAGCTTAGATTAAAGATCCACCGATTCCCTCCGAAATCTCATAACTCGCAATCTCCGAGATGAGCTTTTGAGCACCACACAAACCACCTGGAGTCAGGGACTTGGTGTAAGCACTGCCATCTTTGCGTCCAGGGGTACACTCGATCTTATTCTCCAGATCGAAGATGGAACCCTCACGGATGGGAGTAACCTTAATTGGCCTGGCCTGATACATACTGGTATCACGGAACATCATGAGAGCGACGATGACGACGAACAAGACACCGATCGAACTGAGCGCATTGCGGTTCGCTTTGTTGAGGTTGAGCATTTACTATGTACATATATTTTTTTAAAGTGCGTTAAAGGTATTTTTTTAGTTTCCATATAGAGAGTAGATGGACGAAGAAATCGTACTCGACAGAGGAAACACGACGGTGATGAAATTAGACGCCGATGAACAGGCGCTTATGGATGAGATTCAAATCTCTGCTCCTCGACCAAAACCAGTTCCACGACCCAGTCAGCCGATGCGTCAGGCACCACCCCAACAACATCAAGAGGCGATGGATGCATTTGTAAACCCCACAAAACAGTCGGCTCCCCAGCAGCCTCACCAAGAGGAAGAGATTGATTATGGTGAAGACGAACCAATGTTTTACAATGATGATGAACCCATGGGTGGTGGTTTCCAGGAAGAGGCTCCTTCCAAGGGATATACTTCTATCGATGAAGAGAAGGCTGATCTCTTGAACAAATTGGCTCGTCTGGAGAAGAAGGGATTCGCTGTCAATAAAAGACTTAATGCCTATTCCAACGTCGACGAGTTGAGGTCCGAGGTGAAGCGGATCACTTACAGCATCGATGTGGAACAGTCTATCCGTTTCTCTCGACGAATGCTCGTAGCCTGTGTGACTGGTCTCGAGTTCCTGAATAAGAGGTATAACCCATTTGAGATTCAGCTCGACGGCTGGTCTGAGAGTGTGATGGAGAATGTTGATGACTACGATGGTGTATTCGAGGAGCTTTACGTGAAGTATCGATCGAAGGTCAGCGTCGCCCCCGAGGTGAAGTTGATCATGATGTTGGGTGGTTCGGCGATGATGTTCCACCTCACCAACAGTATGTTCAAGTCGGTGATGCCCAACATGAATGACGTGATGAAACAGAACCCAGATCTCGTGAAGAATATGATGGCGGCGGGTCAAAACACGACCAGGTCCCCAGATGGTCCCGCAACGGAAGCGCCCGTCGGTGGTACAAATGGACAGTACGAGATGCAGGGACCAGGTGTAGACATTTCGAGCCTCATGGGTGGTATCATGATGCCACCTCCACCCCCTATGAACACCACCATGGCTCCCCCACCTGATGATGATGACGACATGTCCGACATCGTATCTATTTCGGGTGATTCTACTGGAGGTGAGGTGAAGGAAGTGAATGTCAGTGGATCTACTAAGCCTAAGCGCACCAGGCGAAAGAAGAAGACGGAAATTAATCTCTAAATATATATAAATGATAGCGTATTGTCCGCTGGAGGAATTGGAACCTCCCGTCCGACAGCAGAAGCCTGTCGTGAAATCCAAGACCGAGGAGGCTCCCAAGCCCCAGGTTGGT